GACGCTCCGCGAAATGGCCCAAGCGTTGGGCCTTGCGCCGCGGCGGCTGTCGCAAATCGAGCAGGACCGCGAGCCGCCGCTCACGCCCGACCAGCTCGCGCGGGACCTCGCTGCCTCAGCAGGTCTCGACCGTCTGCCTTGGAGCGACACGCTCGTCGTCCAGTGCCTCGACGGCCAGGTCCGGCGCGTCCCCGCTCAACCCGAGCTTTACCCGCTGGTTGATGGGATTCCCAAAGACCTGGGACGAGTCCAGTCCGCACTGGCGGGAATGGGCTACCGTCCAGGAGCAATTAAGCGGCTCCTGCGGGAACCTCGACGGATTCTGGAGCTGGCTCGTCGCAATCGCCTTGTCCGGATCCGAGGCTACGGCAACGCGATCGTCCCCCAAGTCGCGGCCGGCGTCATCCGCGCCTTCCTCGATGCGGAAGCGCCTTCCTCAGCGTCTTCCGAAGCGCCTTCCCAAGGCGCGTCCGCAACCTGAATCAGAGTAAGTGCTTAGCGATTCTCTATGCGGGAAAAATCGCCCTTCCCCTATAATGGAACTTGGCATCCGCGGTCTCAGTGGCAGTCGATTCAGGGCCTCCCGGAGCGGGAGGCCGCCGCCGTTGGGACCGCGCTTTTCGGAGCCGCGGATGCCCTCCCGGCGGTGTGCGGCCTGCCGTCCCGGGAGCCCCTCATGCCGAACGACCGCCGCAGGGCCAAGGCCCAGCCTCTCTCATCCGTCACGTCTCCGCCGACCGCGCCCAAGGCCCTGCGGCCGGGCGAGTCGCTGCGACCGCACGTCCTCCGCGAGATCGTCTCCAGCGTGACCGAGCTGGTCCGCTACGATGCCGCGCTCGCGGCCCGGCCCGCGCCCTCGCCCCGTGAGCACCGCGAGCTGCTGCTCAGCGTGAGCGTCCACGCCAAGGTGCTTGCCGAGCGGGTCGAGCGGCTGCAAGCGCAGCTCTTGCTGGGCGAGTTTCACGCGGCCGGCGACGACCTCTTCGGGGTCTTAAAACCCGTGGCCCGGGGCCTGGTCGTCGAGGTCCTGCAACGCCAGGTCGACGACCTAATCGCCGTGCGGGCCAAGCCCGCTGCGCGGCCCCACAGCGATCCCGCCGAGGGCCGCGTGATCGTGTGCGTGCCCGACCCCTCGCAACTGGTCGAGGGCTGACAGATGCCGAGCCGACCGACGTCGCCGTGTCGCCTGTGCGGCCGGGCCCGGCCGCTGGAGCGGGGCCTGTGCCTCCGCTGTCGGCCCCTGCAAGCCGTCGCCCCCAGCGACCCCACGCGGGACGCCTACGAGGCCCAACCCGAGCGGGCCGAAGACCGGCGGTTCTACGCTAGCACCCGCTGGCGCAACTTCCGGCAAGCGTTCCTCTGCCAACACCCGCTCTGCGTGCGCTGCCAGTTCTCGCCCGCAACCGAAGTCGACCACGTCATCCCGCGCAAGCATCGGCCCGACCTGAGCTACGACGCCCAGAACTGCCAGGCCCTCTGCAAGCCGTGCCACAGTCGCAAGACGTCCAGGGACAACAGGTTGCGAGGACCGAGGCCCCCCAGGGGAGGGGGGGTCTGAGACCTGGCCGGGCGCGGCCCAATACGCAGCCCCTAGCTTTCGTTTTTTATGCGCGGGTTTTTGAATTGAGGGGGGTATCCCCCGCACGCGGTTAGCGAATCCGGGGAATGCCGACCATGAAGCGCGGGCCGAAGCCTAAGAAAACTGCCAGCAAAGTGCTAGCGGGCAACCCGAGCCGACGGCCGATCGCGGGCGAGAAGACCAACCCGCTGCCGAGCGAGGCCCCCGCGCCGCCGGATCATCTATCCGAGGAGGCGCAAGCGGAGTGGGATCGGATCGTGCCGCCGCTGGCGCGGATCGGCGCGCTGGCCACCGTCGACCGCGCGGTCTTGACGTTGTACTGCGAGACCTGGGCGGACTTCCTGCGCTACCAAAAAGAGCAGCGCGGACGGCCGACGATGGTGGCCGGACCTAATGGCATTGAGTACCCGGACCCGCTCATTAAACTCGTGAGCGACACCCGCAAGAGCGCGGCCGCGCTCCTGCGCGACCTCGGGCTAACGCCGGCCTCCCGGCAGCGAATCATGCCCGGCCCCGACGAAGAGGACGAGACCGGCGACGCGCTCGACGCGCTCACGCCCCCCTCCGCAATCGGAGGACTGTAATAAATGGCCAAGCCCGCGGCGCATTACCGCGAGGTCGAGCGCACGATTACGGAATACGAGGAGCACGTCCTCTCCGGAGCAATCCCGGTCGGCAAGCTGCATCGCGCCGCCGTCGAACGCCAGCGGCGAGACCTGATCGAGGGCGGCCAGCGGGGCTTGTGGTTCGACCGCGCGGCCGCGCATCGCGTCTTGGAATTCGTGCCCATCTGCCGGCACTCGAAAGGGGAATGGGCCGGGCAGCCGCTCGACCTGAGTCCCTGGCAGATGTGGGCGACGTGGGTCCTCTACGGCTGGCGGCGAGCCGACGGCTTTCGTCGCTTCCGCCGCGCGTACCTGGAGGTCCCGCGCAAAAACGGGAAATCGACCTGGATCAGCGCGCTGGGGCTCTATCACCTCGTCGCGGACAACGAGCCCGGGGCTGAGGTCTACATTGCGGCGACGACCCGCGGCCAGGCGAACATCGTGTTCAAAGAGGCCGCGTCCATGATCCGCAAATCGCCCGAGCTTTCGAGCCGGCTGGAGCGATTCAAGGACGTGATCGTCTACGAAGCGCAAGACGCGAAGTGGCAAGCGCTCGACGGCAAGCCGGACACCAAAGACGGCTTCAATCCGAGCGCGGCCTTCTTGGACGAGCTGCACGCGCACAAAGATCGCGGCATGTACGACGTTTTAGAATCCGCGCTGGGGGCCCGGCGGCAACCGCTGATGCTGGCGATCACGACCGCCGGCGGCAATCGTCACGGCATCTGTTGGGAAGTCCGCGAGGTCTGCCGACAGATCCTGGAAGGGTTGTTCGAGAACGACTCACAATTCGCGCTCATCTGCCATTGCGACGACGAACTCGACTGGACCGACCCGCGGGCCTGGGAACAAGCCAACCCGAACCTCGGACTGAGCCTCAAGCTGGACTATCTCCAAGAGCAGTGCCGCTTGGCCAAGCAACGCCTCTCCTTCCGGACGGAATTTTTGAGGAAGAACCTCAATCGCTGGGCCGACAGCTTCACGTGTTGGCTGAACCTCGAACGCTGGCGCGCTGCCGGGCGAGACGCCGACGGCCAGGAACTCGACCCCGTCGCGTGGCGGGCGGAGATGCTCGCGCGGCTCCGCGGCCGGGCCTGTTACGGCGGGCTGGACCTGGCCAGCGTGATCGACCTGGCCGCGTATGTTCTCGTGTTTCCTCCGCAGGACGAGGGAGATCGCCTGATCGTCCTCCCCTGGTTCTTCGCGCCGCAGGACACGGCCACGGCCCGGGCGGAGATTGACCGCGTTCCCTACCTCGAATGGGCCGAGCGGGGGTTCTTGGAGCTGACCGCCGGCGACGTGATCGACACCCGCGAAATCCGGGCCCAGATCCAGCGGACGGCCGCGGACTATGGGGTCCAAGAAATCGGCTACGATTCTTACCAGGGGACGCATTTGGCCCTGGCGATCCGGGACGAAGACGGGATCGTGATGGTCCCGATCCCGCAGACCACGAAATTCCTGAACGAGCCCAGCAAGAAGCTGGAAGAGATGGTCCTCAAGGGGGCGCTCGATCACGGCAACAATCCCGTCCTGACCTGGATGGCCGGCAACTGTCAGGCGTTCGTGGACGGCTCGGGCGCGATCCGGCCGGACAAGAAACGCTCGGCCGAGAAGATCGACGGGATCGTCGCGCTCGTGATGGCGCTGCATCGGTCGCTGTTCGGCGGCGAGAGCGGCTCGGTCTACGACACAGAAGACCCCAAAGAAATCTAGTAGGGAACCGCATGAACCTCTGGCAACAGCCGGTCTACGCGATGGCCGAAACCGCGCCGCCGAACTCGGGAGAGGAGCGCTCCAGCTCGGGCCGCTCCTATCGGCTGAGCGAGGACGGCTGGCTCGAAGCCTTCCGCGGCAACAACACGCACGCCGGAATCTTGGTCGACGAGAACTCGGCGCTCACCCTGAGCGCGGTCTATTGCTGCGTCCGAATCCTCTCGGAAGCGATCGCCTGCCTGCCCGTGAAGGTCTACCGCACCCAGACCAACGGCGACCGGGAAGAAGTCCCCGGCCATCCGCTCAAGCGGTTATTGAACCGCGAGCCGAACACGACCCACGCGGCCTTCACGTTTCGGCAACTGTGCGTCCAGAGCGTGCTGCTCTGGGGGAACGCCTTTGCGGAAATCCAGCGGGACGGCCAGGGAAGCCCGCGGGTCTTGAACTGGCTGCACCCCGCGCGGGTCCGCGTCGGCCCGGTCAACAGCCAAGGTCGACCGACCTACCTGATCGACGGCGGCCAGGTCGCGATCCCGGCCACGGATATGCTCCACATTCCGGGCCTGTCCTTGGATGGCCTGGTCGGCCGGTCGGTCGTCTCGTTCGCCCGCGAGGGTTTGGGCCTGGGCCTGGCCGCGGAGACGTTTGGGAGCGCCTTCTTCGGCAACGGCGCGAAGCTCGGCGGCACGCTGGAGCACCCGGCCAAGCTGAGCCGCGAAGCCTACGAGCGGCTCAAGGAAACCTGGAGCCAGGAACACCAGGGCCCCGCCCGCAGCGGAAAAACGAAGATCCTCGAAGAGGGGATGAAGTACAACACGATCAGCGTCCCGCCCAACGACGCGCAGTTCCTGGAGACGCGGAAGTTTCAGATCCAGGAAATCTGCCGGTGGTTCCGTGTCCCGCCGCACATGCTCGCGGACCTCGATCGCGCGACGTTCTCGAACATCGAAGAGCAGAACCGCAACTTCGCGCAAGACTCGCTGGTCCCCTGGCTCGTGCGGTTCACGCAGGAGTACGAAAGAAAGCTGCTCTTGCCCAGCGAAGCGGACCTCTATCTCGAACACGTCCTGGACGCGCTGGTCCAAGCCAACATCGAGAAGCGCTACAACGCCTACGCCAGCGGCCGGCAGTGGGGACACCTGTCGGTCAACGAAATCCGGCGGCTGGAGAATCGGCCCTCGATCGGGCCGGTCGGCGACAACTTTTTGCAGCCCGCGAATATGGCTCCTGCCGGAACGGACCCCACGAAAACAGGCGGGGATTCCGGGAGCGGCAAGCGCGAGCTGCGGACCGCGCTGGAGCGGACGCAATTCGAGATCCGCGCGAAGCACGCCGCGAAACTCCGGCTCGACATTCTGGCCGCGGGCAAAGCCTGCGGCTGGAGCGGTCCCGAGCTGCGGCAGAAACTCCGGAGCCTGTGCGAGGGGGCTGGAAAAAAGATCGACGCCGAGCTGCGGACCCTCGATCACCTCGCGGCGCACGGCGAGGTCCAGCCGGCCTTGCGATGTCGGCCGCTGAACGTCGCGCAGATTGAGAGCGAGTTGCGAACTTGGCTCGCCGGCGACGATCCGGCCATGCTGGCCCAGGCCGCCGAGGACTGGCGCTGGCAAGAATCCGAGGAGTGAGGTTCGTTGACCGTTTTTCTTACGAAATCCCACGGCCTGACTTAGGGAGCCCGACCATGCAAGCCGAACGGCGCGTGTTTATCCCGGCGATGAAACCCGAGTGGCGGCTGGAGAACGTCGCCGGCGAGCCGCCCAAGATCGTGGGCCATGCCGCCGTGTTCGACGCCTACAGCGCGGACCTCGGCGGCTGGCAAGAGGTCGTCCGCCGCGGGGCGTTTGACGACGTGCTGGACGACGACGTCCGCGCGCTCATCAATCACGACCCGAACCTACTCCTCGGTCGCAACGGGGTCGGCACGCTGCGGATGCGGGCGGATGACACCGGGCTCAAGGTCACGATTATCCCGAGTGACACGAGCTACGCCCGGGACCTCATCAAGAACCTGGAGGCCAAAAACATCGACGGCATGTCGATCAGCTTCAACGTCGATTCCAAGGATGTCACTTGGCACATGGAAGG